GCTAGACTGACACCTTTCTTAGCCATCAGTAACTCCACACATTCGGTCTAGGTGGCGTTTGTACTGTGTCCACATGGATGAATCGACCAGTACCCTTTTGCTGCACGCCAATACCAGTAAAGCCTAACTGCATTGCCAGCTTCAAGACTTCATGCGCAGCCTTACCATCCACGCCAATGTCAGCAGCCATGCCAGTGCTATGTGCGCCAGAGGTTTTCTTAGCCGCTTCAATCGGATGTTTTGGGCAACGGTAGCCAGAGCTAATCCGCATTGGCTTGCCATACAAATTACGCAACTCTTGCAGCTTTTCCATGAACTCAGGCTTCATTTCGTTCTTACCGCAATGCTTGCAGTCAAACTCAATGGCCTGAAAACTGGGGTACTTTGACCAGTCCATGTCAATTGTCTCTGGTCAGCATTCCTAGCAAACCGGCAATACCAAGGCCAGCAGTCACAATTGCTTCAGCCAATTGGGGCGCGATTGGAACGCCAATTGCGGTCAGAAACAGGATGGCACCACGCCATGTGGATGGCTCTCTTGCACGATCAAGAATGTACTGTTTCATAGCCCTTCTCCCGGCGTAATGTAAACTTCCGCATTATTGTGAGGCGCAATGATACGGACGTAGACCGTCTTGGTTGAGCTTACCTGCGGGCCAGTAAAAACCTTTTCGCTGTATGGCGGAATGGCTACTACTGGAGCGCCGCTAGCTGTTGGAATGCTTGCCGTGATATTGGCTGTTTGACCATAAGCAACGAACACGGGGTAGTCTTTACTTGTGTTAAACACTAAGTATTGATTCACCGGGCTAACAGCAGTGAGTGCAACCACATTACCTTGGGTATTTGAGGATGCGGCAGTGGCAACTACACAGTTGCCCATCGGCTGAAAGGCAATATTGTTAGCCATTAGATGATCCTTTTACCGCCAGCATTACCCGGCTTTGATGTTGGCGACTTCTTCTGGTCAGGAGAGTCAGAGAAACACTGCATACTCATGAAGCCCATAGGATTGGTGCGAGTAGGTTTGCCACGACCATAGGTGTCAGCTACAGAAGCGCAGCGGTAGGCTTCGCCTGCACTGCCCTTGTACTCACTCTTATCTGACATCATGACAGTCGTGCTAGTTTTGTTTATGTTAAGTTTCATGTGACTTCCTTTCAACGATCATGCACGGCAAGTAAATAAAGACAGCAAAGAAACCAGCCATCGCCATCCTTTCCCATGTTGGCATCACCATTGTCCAGCAAGCCAACACAAAGCAAAACAGCAGAGCAACGAACGTCAACACCTTGTGTGACAAAACATCCATTGCAATGTTAATAATTCTCAACGCAGCCCCGTCTACCATTACTCATCTCCTTCATCGTCAGGATTAAAAAACCCTTTGCCCCATTCATCGTCACTGATCTTTTGCTTGATCTGCTCTAGCTTCAACACCCGGTCTAATACCTTGGTCTTGTCTGTCAGTGATGCTATTGGATCATTCATTGTTTGTTTGAGTAGGTCATAGATAGCCTGCTCAAGTTCTGGATTCAGCCCCTTTTGTTTTTTCATCGTTTCGCTCGGCGGGTCTGCGCTGGTCTTTTTTCACGATACGCTCCCCGTTTCATTTCTGTTTTTTCATCTTCTTTTTCATCAGAGCGCATTCCAAGACCTTCTTTATAAGCACGCCCATAAGCTCTGGCAGCGTCTTTGATCTTTTCCACTATAGTCATATCTTCTGGCATAACCCACCTCACCTTTCCATTTTCCGATTGTCACGTTTCTGACGCATCATGGTAGTCCGAACGCTAACCAGCATTGGGCCACCTCGTTTGTCTGCCATTTGCTTGGCAGATTCTTTCATCCGGCGTAACTCTTCTACGCCAGAATTCATCTTCTCATTGTTGCCACCATTGTCATAGTTCATCGCTCGCTCCCCCGTTTCATACGCGATTTGCCAGCTTTCGATAAAGCAATCGCCGAAGCCTGTTTGACAGCTTTACGCACGCTAGAAGGCTTACTCGTACCAATCTTGCCGGATTCCTTGAAACCACGAACCATCTCGCCAATGTTCTTGCTAATGGTTTTAGCACTTTTACCTTTCATTAGGGGCATTTTCAATCCTTTCTGGCGCTCTCGTGCCAACTTGCGTACCAATGGTTTGACGGATCAGCGTAGCAATCACGCCCTGACGTTGCTCTCTTGGAACCTTCATCACCTGCTTTAACTTGACTGGATCAGTCACGATGTCGCTAACGGCTGCTCGAATATTGGCAACATACTGGGTATAGCGATCATAGGCAAATTTACCGCCAGTAGCTACCGCAGCGCCACCTGCAGCCGCAACGCCCGGCGTTATCTCTGGAACAAACCGGCTTCCTAAAGCAGTTAAACCTGCTGCATACAATCCAGCTACCGCGCCACCCTTTCTCGTTTCAGCCAATTCTTTATTGATCAAGCGAGTAAGCTCTTGGGCAGACGATTCTGTACCCGGTACGCGACCTATGTTTTGGGATGCCCGGCTAATAACATTTTGTATGCTTACCATGTCAGCAACAGCTTCATCCACAAACCTTAACTCATCAGGACTGTACAAGCCACTAGCCTGCATGGAAGGCTTAATGCGATCACGGTAGCTTCTTTCAATTGAATTTGGAGGCAAGGTGCCAATTAGGTCACGCACGCCAGTCTTAAAGGCTTCTGTACCTTCAGGCGTTCTACCCAAGACTTTGGCGGCAGAGGCAACGTCGCGTACGGTACTATTGCCCATAATCAAGTTTTTGAAACTCTCAGCTTGCTGTGTCTGAGTGCCACCCATCTCAAACATCTTGGCACGCTGCTCAGTTAGCTTGCCAGTCTTGGCTACAGTGCGCTCAGTCTGTGCTGCCTTGCGTGCGTAGTCAGCAAACTCTTTATTGAGATTGGGAAAGCGTGTTAGCCACTCACTGTTTTGGTTTAACCAAGAACGAATTTGCGCAGGCGTCTTTTCTCTAAGCTCTGCACTTACATAATTTCTAGCCAGATTCTCAACAGCAGTCCGATTACCACCAGTAAAGTTAATAAAGTCATCCACATTCTCCGGTGTGCTAAAGATTTTGTTAGCCAAGGTTGAGGCTTGCGTAGCCATCTCGCCACGAATTGCTTGGCTAGGCGCTGTCAATGCTTGGCCTACATCAGTTTGGAACTGATTGATTGGCTGGCTTAATTGCTCATAATCAGCACGGTACTTGTCAAACTTCTTACCAGTAAACTCTGACATGATGCGCTCAACCAAACCTTTAAGGTCTTTCGCATCTTGCTGACCAATGGCATCAAAGCCAGTTTCAGGCAGACCAGAAGCACGATCACCCAATCGGCGACGTAATTGCTCAAGGCGCTCAAAACCAACCTTGGCCTTGCTTGTTTGACCCGTCAGCGGATCATAAGTAATGCCAAGGGCTTCGCGGCGAACTTCATCAAACTGGCTTTTTGTTGCACCAGTAATACGTTCTCTTTTTGTCACCGGATCGCGTATAAACGCATCCAATGCAACTTCCATGTTTTTGAAAGCCCTAGTACCTTCCACCCCTTGCCCTTGCAATTCCTTATTACGGGCTTCGGTAAGCATGGCTTCTTTGTTAGCATTGGTTGCAGTTTCACGGTCTGCTTTTAGTTGCAGCAAGCGATCATTTGCTAGCTTACGAGCATCAGCACCGATAGCTTCCATCGTGCGAGGCTGACTAATCTGCGCCAAACGACGCTCAGTGCCAGAAACTAAGCTACCTGCCAATTGCTCACCACGACGCCGACCCTCAACCGACTCAATGTTTAGCAGCCTTGCAACTTCTGCCGCATCAATTGGCTCATTCATTGGCTTGCCACGCAACTTCTCTTGCGCAGCACGCACCATTGCAGTCTTTGATTCAACGGTTTGAGGTAGTGCAGCTACTTGCTGTGGTGTCATTGCTCTGACCACACGCTCTGCGGCACGCTCAACGCCACCCGGGAGCATTGGGCGTAAGCCACGACCAGCAACACCCAGTGAACGTGCAAGACCTTCACTGCCAACACCAGCGACAGTCTCAACGCCAAAGCGAGTAAGTGGGTTAGTTTCTGGCGGCAGCAGGTTGCTTGCTGTTTGTGCAGCGGCACCACCCAAGCCAGTCAAAGCACCTGTCTTTAATAACTCCGTGCCAGTCTTAGGGATAAAGATGTCAGCAGCACGGGCAGCATAAGGCGCTAATTTTGGGTAAGCACGCAGTCCAAGTTGGGCTAAACGTGCGCCACCTGACAAGATTGGCACAGCACTTACTGCTTCTAAGCCAGTAGCGAATGGTGACTTAGTCGCAATGCGGCTTTCAGGCGGCAAGTTCGCAGCAGCGCGTAGCGTTTCCTCGCTTTGACCGGGAATCTGATCTACCAGACTACCGCCTTGATCGGAAAGTAAGTTTCTGCCGCTAGACTGCTCTGGAGCCAGTAAGTTTTTGCCAGCCATTATTCACCCTCAATGGTAAACCCACGTTTGCGTAGCTCTGTTTTCGCCTGTTCTTCAGTCATCCGATTTGCTCTTGCCGTTTCAGCAACATCAGCTCTAGTAGCTACTCTTTGTGTTGGTATTGTTCCGCTAGAACTACTTAATGAGCTAACAAGCTCTTCTGGTGTTTGTGCTTTCAATGCGCCTAAAGCCTCGCCTTGCTTTCTTTTTATTGCATCATCTAAAACTTTGCGCTGACGCCCAAAGTATAGTTTTGCAATTTCTGGTGTTGAAGCTGGCGTAATCGTAAAGCGCTCAAAGTCTGCCTGTTCGTTTGCAGTCAATGTGGCACCGTACAATTGGTTTCTAACTTTGGAAATGTATTCCCAATAAGATTTCCACCAGTTTACTGTTTGAGCATCTATTGGTTTGCTGGCAACTCTATTTGCAATATCAGCAAAGCTATCACCACGCTCAACGGCTTGAAGCATCAATGAGCCAGCGGTAGCTGACTTGGAAATTCCAAAGTATTTATCATTTTTTGTTGAGTCAACATTACCAAGGTTGGTCACAGCGTCACCAGCCTCTTTCAGTTGCTTGCGTAAATCTGCTGGCAAATCACTAATCTTTACTTTTTTGCCACCGCCACCACCACCGCCCATAGCCTTGAGTTCTTTTTTGCCAGCCAGAATAGCTTGCTGCTTTGCTAATTCAGCATCAGCCTGATCAGAAGCAGCAATAGCTTTTGTAAATAGCTCATAGGCTTTTCCATAGTTTCCTTTGCGTAGCTGTGCAGCAATCAGGCCATTGCCAGTCTGACTTTCAATCAACTTAGCTTCCACCATTGCTGCATTACGATCTTTGGAAAGCAGATTCAACATACGGTCAAAGCGATCCTTGAGCATATTGTTATGCTCCTTACGCGCCTTATCTGCCTCATCAAACTTCAGCTTGGCAGCGTTGAATCTTTCGCCTTGAACACGGTCTTCTGAATCCTGCATTTCACGAATAGCAACTAACTGTGCGCGGGCTGAAGCGCCACCAATGCCACCAACAATTAGTGAAGACAACAAGCGCATACCAGCGTTTTTCGCATAGTCCGATGCTTTGATCTGCGGCGCTTCAAACTGCGAATAAGGTTTTAAGCCAGCTTCCAACGTCATTGTTTCTGCTCTGGACTTAGTTGCCAAGTCACGCTCTGCTGTAGCTTCTCGCTGTCGCTGACCTTGCTCGATGCCAAACTGTGTTCTAGCCGCTTCTTCTTCAGACCTAGCGCCAGCCTCAAAGGTTTCGCCTAAATTTTTACGCGCAAAGTCTGCACGCCCTTTCATTGTGGGCTGCGCACCCAAACCTTTAACTAAGGATGGTGTTGTACCAAGTGCATCGCTCAATGTATCAACTGCCATGATTACCTCCCAGTGCCAGTCTGTACAGGCGCTTGAGTACGCTGTGCCTGCTGTACTTCACGGCCTAGAATGCCAGCAAACAACTGTGCCAACTGCTGATCACGCTGCAATTCCATTTCTAGTGCGCGACGGTCATACTGATCTGCAATGTTGGCAAGGCGCAAGGCTTCACCAAAACTCTCTTGACGGGCTAGGCTACGCGCACGACGCTGCTGCGCTGCCAGAATACCGGCTGCTGCACTGCCTGTTGGCGTGCCACGCTCACCCAAATTTTGACGCGCACGGGCTTGTTGAATCTCTAACTCTTGCTGTTGCTCTGCGGTTAAGCCTTCGCCAGTAGCGCGACCCATTGCTTCAGTTTGCGCTTGACGGAAGGGTTGGGCAGCAGCGCGAGTAGCTTCAATGTCACGCTTCATAGCCTGATTAGCCTGATTAAACATCAAGGCTTGCGCCAGAATGCTGGCACCCGCAGTACCAGCGCGTGTCAGATTAGGATAACGGTCTAGCAAATCTTGCAACTCATTCAGACCTCTTTCGGCACGTTGAGCAAGAGAAGGCTCACCAGCAGGTTGAGTAGCAGTTTGGTCAGCCAATGTGCGTAATTGAGGCAAACCCTCACCAAAAGCACCGGGAAATCTTGCCCGGTCTTCCATGTAAGGCCCAGTCGCTTGTCTTGCAGCTCTAGTAGTTAAATCTTCTTGCGGCAACTCTCTAAACCCTGTTCGGCTTATGCCGGGCGCTTGACCAAGATCAGCAAGCGCATAACTTTCTGGACTTAATCTTGGCAAGTAATTTCCAAAATCAACATTAGCATATTCACGCTGCGGTCTAACATCAGCACTTACAACTTGATCAGGTGGAGTCAGCCGCACTTCTGGCTCATCAGGCCGGAAGCTATATGGACTTATTGGCTCAAAGTCTGGCTCCGGCACACGGAAAGTATCTGTTTCCGGCTCAAAACCAAAGTAAGTATCACCACGGCGACGAGCAAACTCAGGCAAGCCAGTAGCCGGGTTAATGGTGCCGCTACCACCAGCTTCCATCAGCATATCGGCTTCTTCCGGCGTAATGTGAGCAAGCATGGTGTCACCACGACGCCCCATGCGACGCAGCATCTCAGCCATCGTTTTAGCGTCACCCATGCCACGACTACCAACCATCATCTCAATCATTTTCATATTAGCCACCTAATGCCTTTCTTAAACGCAAAGAACGGGTATTCCATACGTCTTGCTGTTGATCAGGCTCTCCACCAAATATAGGCTCTTTGTCACCCACGATTGCTGCTGTTGGGCTAGTGCCTACAGCGCGAGGGCTAATTGAACTAGGCGGCGCTCTTCTAATGCTGCCTCTTGCTGGTCTGACATCCATTGGCTGAAAGTCAGCTTCCGGCGGCGTTAAAGGAAACTCTTGATTCAGATATTCAATCAACTCTTCGTCAGTCATACTCTTAAAGTCAATTGGCTCTTCAATCAACTCACCTTCTACTTCAACTTCTGGCAGCGCTCTTTCCTCACCATCCGCAGCGCTTTCAAGCAACTCAGAACCAGTCATTTGTTCAGGTGCTTTAGCTGTCGTAGTTACGCCACCCTTAGTGCCAGCGGCCTTAGCTTCACCCGATGGCAATGAACTTGGAATTGTTCTACCAGCGCGAACGTCTGAACCATCAATTCTGCTACCCGTAACAGTGACCTCTGGTAATTCTCGGTCTGAGGCAACAGCCGGTTTCATATTGATTTCTGGCAACTCAATACCAAGGCGACGCGCTTCTTCTATATCTGTCCGAGTTCCCGGAACAACTGCGCCTGAGAGTTGCGCTGTAGGCTCACCCAGTTGCGTGCCAACACCGGGGCTGCGCGGCTGAGAGAAGGCGGCAATAGCTTGTTTAGTTGCGGGTGTTTCTGGTCTGCTTCTTAACTCATCAAGTGCTATTTGACCTTCTCTGCTCAAAGAACTTACTGCGGCACCAACCAATTCTTGCCTAAAGTCACCACCAGCGGCAGTACGACCTACGGCTTCGCCAATATCAGCGGCAACGTCACCAGCTAAACTTTGTGGCTGTTGACCTAATGCACCCGCACCAGAACGCGCTAAAGACGCACTAGCAGAACCTAATCCGCTAATAACAGCGGCTTCGCCAACATCTTGGCCTGTGAGAACAGCGCCAGCAGCACCACCGGCAGCACCACCAGCAAAATTAGCTAAAGCAACTTGCGCAGGGTTGCCAGTACCAACGACGTTACCAACACCTTTTGCTACAGGAATGCCAACGGCTTGACCAGCAAAGCTACCTAACGCAGCTTTACCAATGTCTTCTAAGTCACCGCCTTGTGATGCGGAAATCAAACCAGCAGTTACAGGTTGAATTGCAATACCAGTTACCCCAATAGTAGGTAAAAGCTGTGGCGCAGCAACAGCAATGATTAAGACTTCAGGGTTTTCAGCAACGTATTTAACTGTATCAACGATGATTTCACCAACGTCTTCAGCACGGTCGCCAACCCACTCAGCAGCTTCGCCGAGGACTTCTCCGGCACCTATCACAATGTCTGCTACAACGCCCATAGTTATGCACTCCTTTTCGGGCCAGTTTTTACAGTGACAAAATACTCACCTTTAGTCGTCAAGCGCACGTTGTAACCCATTTCTGGATTAGGTGGATTCTTTCCAATCACTCTAAAGACAGACAGAATTGTTGGATCAGTGAATTTGGTCGCAACAGTATCAAAACCCATTTTGTAACAGGCTTTGATAAACTCAATTCCGTTTTGAACATAATTTGCAGCAGTGTCAGCATTGATTGCTCTAAACCATCCAATACCGGGAGCCGCCTTATGAATGATAAAAAGCGTATTTCCTTGACGAAGGAATAAAGTATCATCCATGCGAAGTTCAGCATTGATGCCGCCAACGGCGTCACCTTGCATAACGGCTGAATCAGTGTTCATCGCCGCAATGCCAATAATATCTTCTGGACTTAGCTCTCGCTCTTGACTGTCCACCATCTGAACCATATTTACCTCACTGGGTCAAAGATTGCTGCGGAATACACATTACCCATTCCAGCGGCAAGACTAAGGATCAGCCCATCAGGAGTCTCGCAGTCCTCGGACAAGAAAACATCATCTTTTTCTGTCCGGTTAGGAATAGCAGGTACAACACCATAAACCAGATTGTCAAGCAAAAGTAGCGTTTCAAGCAAGCCCGAAGCGCCCATTGTGTGACCTATTTTTGGTTTAAATGACGTTGCCACAAAGTCATTCAAAGTGTTCATCAATGCTAATTTTTCAGACACGTTATTAGATTCCGTGCCGGTGCCATGTGTCTTCACAATTTTGATGTCAGTAGGGAAAACTTCCCCATACCGCATCGCACCTTCAATAGCATCTACATAACCTGTGCCATCAGGCGCTTGACCAATGGCGTTATTCCACTTCTCAGCCGCATGGTAGGCACCTACCAGCCTAGCTTTTGGGGTCAGACCATAATGGTTGACCTCGCCTTCTGTTTGCAAAACAGCAAAGGCAGCGCCTTGACCGACGTAAAAGCCACCATTTCTGCTATCAAACGCACTAGGTTTAATGTCTTTCTTGGTTTCTTCAGCCAAAGTTAGGGAGGCACCCGAATCACCAAAAAATTGCAAAACGGAATTAGATACGGCGTCTTCTACCGATAGGATGATGAAACGAGTAAAGCCAAAGGCTTCTAGCATCAAGCAGTCCATCATCACTTTAAGGCTGGACGCGCAGGCAGAAGAGTCGGTGGCAATGTAATCGGGTTTGCAGATCATGTTTGCCAGCCTGCCAGCCATGACTTGCGTTAAGGAAAACGGCAGAAACTTGTAGATATAGTGTAGCTGCGTGTGTACTTGGTTATCTTTGGCATTGATGCCAGCAAAGTGAGCGTTGCCAGCCGCCAGAATAAAAGCTGTCTTGCCTAGCGCGGGGTTTTCTCGCAGCCATTCCAGCGTTGCTGGCGCCATGACCATGTTGGCAAGGTTATGCGGGGCATACTTGAAGCCTTGCTTGGTGCCTTGGTAGCTTTCCGGTATGAAATGCACACGCTGTGGGTGCAAAATGTCTTCCATCAGCGTGGTTTGTGGGTTGGATACGGTATGCCCGTAGGTTAGGAATAGGCTCATTGCATCACCGCTATGGCTGAATTGACATCAAAATCTTTTACAGTAGCGTTAGCCACCAAAAAGTCTTTCATTTCACGCAAATTTGCTGGCCTCATTTCTTTGCCAATCTCTTCTGGCACGGCGAAGGCATCACACAAATACATAGCAATAATCAATAAATCTAGGCTATCAACGTCAATGGTTTCAAAGCCAGAATCTATCTGTTCGGCATTTACAGTTGGCTTTCCCATTGGTTTAGCCAGCGCCATTGCGGTATTAAACAGCCGCAAGAAGTCTTCATCGGAAATCATGTCACCCCCAGTGTTCGTGCTATCTGCTCATGAATTAACAAATGACTGTTTACCCAATCGTAAAAGTCATCTTCTTGGTTGAAATCCAAGTCTAGCAGATTAAAGGGGTCATTCAGGTTAAGAATAGTGGAGTACGCTTGGTGTTCTTGTTGGTGTATTAACAGCCAATCGTCAAGGTCTTGCGGGTCTGCGTCAATGATGGGATAACGTGGCACATAGAAGCCAGCGTCAGTCAGTCTTTCCCAAAAAACTTGGTGTTGGATGCCGTTTTCAAATAGAAAGTCGCGGAGGCTGTCCGGCTCTCCGAAGATCGGAGTAGCCAGCGCATCCATGTTCAGGCTCATCTATCAGCCTTTTGATCCAAACGGTCAAAGATTTTGCCAAGCATTCCCTTTATCTCTTGAATGTCTGCTCGGTAATCATCCCGATTGACATACATCATTGGCATCTCTGCCATTCTGTCCTCGATCCTCACGATTGAGCGCGAGATACTGTTCAGTATCCACCCAAAAGCGGCTCCTGCGGTTGCAAAAAGAATGTTGATTAGGAACTGAGGCTCCACTGTCAGACTCCGTAGTAAGGAATTTTTTTATCTGATCCATTGATTTTGATAGTGATATACCCTTCCGGCACTAAGGGCAGGCTGGATGTTGCAAATGTTGCGCTTACAGACGTTGAGGCCGAAATGTTTGAATTACTGTAAGTAACACCGTCAATCGTACCGCCCGTAATTGCTACATTATTAGCATTTTGAAACGCCATTGTGCCAGCGCCAATGGTTGATTTCAAATTGCCATTCGTATCAAACGTACCGCTAGTTGTCCAAGTATCGCCAACCTGCAAAGTTACTTTGGCAATTGTTCTTAGCGTGCTGTTGTTGTTGTAGCTAATCGTCAGCGTGACATTTGCCGTGTCTTTGTTCTCAATCGTAATCGACTTAACCGTTCGTCGAGTAGAAGCCGCTGGTGCCGCAACCAGCGTCACGCTATTTGTTCCGTTTAAAGCACCATCATTTGCGCCTTCCGTAAACACGGTGCCGGTGTTATCAGCATAAGCCGACGTAAAGTCAGGGTTGGTCGTAGCCGCAGACCCAGACATGGCTACCACAATAGATTTTGTCGTTGCGTCGAGAACTAACATGATGACCTCTTAACTTATGAACCAAGCATAGGCATAAGCGGTGTTTGCGCTTACATTACCGCCGCCACCACCCGTAATTGTTACATTTGATACCGCAGTAATTCGACCTTGCGCGTCAACCGTAATCTGCGCTACCGCTGTATTGCTACCATAGGTTCCTGCATTTGCTGTCGTATTGGCAAGACTAATAGTGACGTTACTTGCTAGATTTCCACCGCCAGTAAGTCCAGTGCCAGCGGTAATTGTTGTCGTATTTGCTACGGCTCCTGACACATTGGCAACAGCAATATCAATGGCGACGTTAGCAGCACTTGTCATTCTGCCTTGAGCGTCAACCGTAAACTGTCCTACCGAGGAAGCCGTGCCGTAGTTGCCAGCAGCTACCGCTGTATTTGCTAATGCCAGCGTTACGTTGCTGGACAGGTTCCCACCACCCGATAATCCCGTGCCAGCCAATACGCTGACGGTGTTTGCAACCGCACCAGAAACATTGGCTACTGCAATGTTGATTGCAGCATTACCAGCCGCCGTTAGTTGGCCTTGCTGATTAACAGTAAACGTAGCTACAGTATTGGCAGAGCCATAAGACGCTGCGGTAACAGTTGTGTTAGCTATGCTAATAGTGCCGCTTGATGTAACCGGCCCACCAGTCAAACCAGTTCCGGTGTTGACCTGAGTTACTGTGCCAGAACCACTAACGTCAATCGTGACGTTGCTTGCAGAAGTAATGCGACCTTGAGCATCAATAACAATTTGTGGAATAACAACATTACTGCCGTAAGTTCCGGCGGTTACTGCGGTGTTTGCAAGGCGAATGGTTCCACTGGACGTAATTGGGCCACCTGTCAGCCCAGTACCCGTATTAACTTGGGTTACTGTGCCTGACGCATTACCTCCACCCCCTATACCGCCAGCTACCTTTAGCATGATGACTCCTTACAGACCGTCGCCCGGAGTAATGTAAATAGTGGCAGAGCCACTGCTTGTTATGCCAGTAAAATAAGCGTTTGGCACAAACGTCAAAATCTCATCCGTGCTTGGCAAAATAGGGAAAGCAGGGCCAGTAGTTGTGACAATTGCCGCAGCAGCCGAAGCATTTGCAGCATCATTGCCATACCCTAAAAAGACCGTGACGCTTCCCGTATTGATAACACGATATTGATTGCCGTTGTTAGGCGAAGAAGTTGCCTGAACTGGCGTTGGGGCTGTTGTGTCGGCTGTAAAAACAACCGTATTCCCCATCTTCTGAAAAGCATTAAGACCCATCTTGAACCTCCCAAGCCTGATTTGCTTCATTCCATGCGTAGTTGTTGTCATCAGTTGGCATTGGAACGGGCGGTTGCCAGTTGGCATCAGCGTCTAATGTCCATGATGGGAAAGGCTGTGGCGGAACAAACGCATCAATGTCTGCACGATAGGTGTAACCAATCCCTGCATAATTTTTACGAATGTTTCCGTTGTAGCTGGTTTGCTTCCACGTTCCACCGAACAGGCGCTCACAGAATGCTGCACCGATGTGTTCCTTCTCCACGCCTGCTGCGTCGCTAGTGTCCTTGTTGTCCACCACGATCACGCGCAGCACGATGTTGTTGCTGTCCAATTCTGCAAAGTGCGCCATTCAAGCCTCCAATGCTTCTTCAATATGTTTAACTTGCGCCGTCATTTCTTCAAGCCGCTCCGGCAACCAGATAGTCGGGATGCTTTCCTCAAACTCTTTAATCCTGTCCATCACCCAATACACTTCTTCAATGCTAGGACAAGGGCGAGGGTCTTCCCAACGGGTAAAGACGTTGTTGCTGATTTCCCATTTAGCACCCGGACGTAACATCTGCATCGCTACGTCAATGCCAAAGAAGCGGTAGATTTTTGTGTTCATAATTATTGATTGAGTTTAATGATTACGATGCCAGAGCCGCCGGAGCCGCCACTATAGTTTTGCCAGTTGGTTCCGTTGCTTGATCCTGCGCCGCCACCGCCGCCACCAGTATTAACTGTGCCGTTATCACCATTGGCGCCAGTGCCTTTACCAGCACCACCGCCACCAGAACCACCAGAGCTGTTTGACCCGCTGTTGTAAGACCCACCACCACCACCACCTGCGTATGTTACCGATGAGCCGCTAATGCTTGACGCGGTTCCATTGCCTCCATCTCCACCTTTAGGCGATGTTCCATTGCCGCCGACAGCAGATGCCCCGCCACCACCACCGCTACCATAATATGCACCGGCGTTATAAGCAGTTCCTCCATTGTTTCCTTCACCAGAAGTGCCAGTTCCTGCGGCAGTTAATGATTGGTCACCACCGCCACCACTTCCACCATTTTTATCGGTTTGGCCGGTAGCGCCACCGCCGCCACCACCACCAGTAGAGGTAATAGATGAAAATACAGAATTGGAACCTTTTGTTCCACCTTGAGTGCCAGTTTGTCCTGCGCCTCCAGAACCAACAGTAATGGTGTAATCAGTTCCAGCAGTAACACTTAATCCTGTTCCAGTTCTAAAACCACCAGCACCACCGCCAGCAGCATAGCCACCACCACCGCCACCACCTGCCACGACCAAATAATCCACGCTGGTCACACCAGTTGGGGCAACCCACTTGGTCGATGACTTAAACGTAAAAATAGTCTGTGATGGAACGGTGTATTTCAGGATGACAATGCCGGAGCCGCCAGAAACACCGCCGCCCGCACGACCAGCACCGCCGCCCCCGCCAGTATTTACGGTTCCCGCTGTTCCTGTAGAGCCTCCTGCGCCCCCGCCATCACTAGCAGTTCCATGATTGGTGCTGTTGTAATCTGAACCGCCACCGCCACCGGCGTATCCAGTAGATGTGCCACTTATTGAATACGTTTTACCAACGCCACCATTTCCTGCATTTGTAGATGTGGCTGCTGAACCTGCACCGCCAGCGCCACCGCCTCCAGCAGTTTTGATATCTCCACCAGACGCATAACCTGCTCCAGCATTATTTCCAAAACCTTTTCCACTGTATGTGTTTTGTGTTGTTGTTCCAGCAGTACCTATACCTGCGAATTCACCAGCGGAACCCCCGCTGCCTCCATCTTTCCCGTTTCTCGTAGTTGTTGTTCCCCAATATCCACCAGCACCGCCGCCTGTGGCTGTGTAGCTGAATGCCGTAGAGTCTGTTCCGTTACCGCCATTCCCGCTTCCACCACTACCAACAGTTATCGTGTAATCAGTTCCAGCCGTAACAGATATAGCAGGGTCATAAACTAATCCACCACCACCACCGGCTCCACCAATAGTCGCAGCTCCACCACCCCCACCGCCAGCAACAATAAGACATTCAACCGATGTCACGCCAGTAGGACAAGTCCAAGTGCCGGATGCGGTAAAGGTTTGAACAACGGTTAAACCGCCGCCACCGGCAGCGCCATATCCCATCAAAATTGCTTGAAGAATACCTGTCATGACAAACCTACCCCGGAGATAATCCAAGAAGTATTGGTAATCTTGACGCAAGTTGCTACGCCATTGGCTACCAAAGTGCGTGAGCTAGTATTTGATGTATTTGCTAACGTCATCGTATCTGTTGTCATTGCAATCGTGACATTATTGGCAGAGCCGTTGATGATCGTAACTGCGGTGCCAACCGTAAACGATACGTTGGAGTTTGCAGGGAAGGTATAAGTTGCTACAGCCTGACCAGCAGGATGGTAGATGTGCTTACCAGCATCGCCCAATACGACGTTGTAGTTACCGTTTTGGCTATTCTGCGGCAAGCCCATGTAGCCAACAACGTTGACGCTATCGGATGCAGCATTGGCAACGAAAGTGTTAGAAATACTTGAGTTTGCAATGTTGCAAGTGACGTTACCGCTACTGATCGTCACGTTGGTAAGTGTCAGGTTTCCGACACTGGTAACGGTTGATCCTAGCGATACTGTCGTATTTCCAATAATTACGTTGCTATTGGCTAAGTAATTGTTTGGAAAAGCTGACGCTGTACTGCTGATAGTGACGTTGGCAAACGTCATGTTGTTCAGCGTAGATACCGTGTTGCCAAGCTGGATTGCCGTATTACCTAATGTAATTGCTGTGGCAAAGTTAGCATCCAGTTGCGACAACGGGATTGTCGATGTTGCATTTGCAAATATATTAGGTACTGGCATTTTAGAACCTCGCTCTCAATTCATGTTCAAATTCGAACCCGTTAATAGTAAATGGCGTGACGCTGCCTGTTAATGTTATGCCCAAATACTTGCCAAACATCTTAGCGTCTTTTTTGTACAAATAGTAACCAGCGCCAGAGCTAGTTAATCCAGCCCAACCAATAATAGCGCTGGCATTGTTGCTCCATTGAATGACTGCGCCAACATTGTTTAACCAAACAACTGAGTTAGAAAAATCAATGGCTGGCGATTGCTGACTTTCAGAATCAACGTAAGCCAAAAACACAATGGGAGAATTACCCAATGTTGCTTCAATACCAATCTTTAACGCTTGCTTGTCACGAATGGGATCACCCATTGGCAACAAAGCAGTTTCCAATATCATATCTACAGCATTAGTTGCATTCTCATAGAACTGGAATAAGTTTTTACCAGCAGTGCCATACAGGTTTAAAAAACCATCCTTAAACGCTGGCACCACATAGTAGCAATTGGTTAATTGATTAGTAAAGAACCACTTTCGCTCAAAAAATGCCGCCTGTAACCAACGCTCCGTGCCATCATCATTAAACTTAAAGTTAAATACAGCGCATAGAATGTTGTTAATTAGACACTGACCGCCAGTAATTTCTTCGGCAAAGTTAATAAATGGAAATATTCCATCTAGCGGATCGCTGATTTTGGTCGTAGTGGCACCCACCAACGCATACACGCCGTATTCGTTCATAAACAACACTGAACGGAAGTATGGAAAAATGGCATGGTTTAAAGCCGAACCTACCGAAGCAGATACGTTGGTGTTGGTAAACAGCGTGGTGCCAAGGGTTGAATCCACCCGCACATCCGAGAAGACGTTAATGCTGTCTTCACCAAACACATACAAGAAGTTATTGGCAGACAAAATGCGTGTGATGACGGTACGCAGCGTCGAATCACTTAACGTAATAAAGCCAGCCGTTAAGTTAATAAAATCATTGTAGGTATCGGTGGCGCTGTAATACACCGTCCGATCTTGCGCAATCCAAGTGCGGCCTGAGAAAGTCGCAATATCTGAACCGCTTTGATTCAAAATCGTGCAAGTTACATTGGCATTGGCACCAGCGCCAGAGATAGTAACGGTGGGCGCAGAGGTGTAACCTGTGCCAGCTTCAGTCACAATGACTTCAGAGATGGCATTGGCAACCACCACCACTGTACCAGTTGCCTGAACGCCATTGGCTTCATTTGGTGCGCCAAAAGTTACCGTAGTGTTAGACGTTAAATAGCCGCTACCTTTGTTGTTAATGGTGACGGAATTGATACTGCCAATGGAGTTTAGGCTTGTGCCATTCCAAGTCTTGTAACCCTTGACAGGATCAATGATCAGCGCACGTTCATTACGCCACTGCGTCACCATGACGTTAGCATTTGAGAACGTATTGGCTGGCGCTATGTTGCCTTGAGCGCCTGTCGTAATATTGACGTATTGCGCAGAACCATTATCCTGAAACGCCAGCACATACTCGTTGTTGCTGATGTTGACTGATCCCAAGAACGATACGTTGGCAGTAAACGCAACATTCGCAAGCTGCTGGTTGCCGGGAATCGTCTTTAGATTACCGAAGCCAATGGGCTGGATGTTTTCCAACCAGCTAAACTCGCCATCACCAATCACCGTGCGGTTGTTCTTGGTGTTAAGACCTTTGAAGTCTTTGACTACGGCGTAACTTTTTTTCTGCTCTGCCGCAGCCATATCAATACCCCGCTGTGTAAGGTGTCGGCAGCCTGCGAGTAAAGGTGGTGTTCAGAGCTTCCATAACGTGCTTGGTGTACTCTTGCTTGAAGATTTCAGCCTCGCCGTAGGATTGCTCTTGGTATTTTGCTATGTAAGCGGCGTAGAACGGCACCGCTTCAGTAAATGGCGTAGGTAAAGTTTCAACTTCAGCGCCCGTCACCATTGGATCAACCAAGACAACGGTATCAATTTCCATTTGGTACGCCTGATCAGGCTTGGGGCCAATAAAAATCTTCTTAGGCCCGTACATGGAAAAGCCTACCGGACGCCCGGTGTAGTTTTGCCAATAGCGCAACTGGGCATTAAAGTCAGTCCAAGGCAAGTAGTACAGTGGAATGCGTGAATTTCCCCAGTAGAGGATTACATTCAGCACATCGACGGTATTGTTGCCTTCCGGTAAGTCAGAAAAGTTGATGGTTTCGACGTTATACGGTACGGTGTGATTCTGCAAAACGCGATTGCACCCTGAGTCTCGGACTAGGGTGTTACGCCCATCGTTTATGTAATCCGTTAGCTCTGCATCTGTCCAGAAGTTCGCATTAACGTCATGTAATAAACGCCGGGTCTGCGTAATGTAACCAGCAAGCGTATCTGCCATTTTTAACCATCAAGGTTTGCAACTTTCGCCGCACCCTTTGCCTTCGGCATTGGGGCGGCTACTCGTTCCACCACTGGGGCTGACAAGTGGACGGGCTTTACAGACTCTTTCGAAAAAGAAAATAAGGCCAGTTTTTCCATTGCTTCGTCAAACTGGTTGCTCATTTTCATCCAACCAAGTCTTACAAGATACGGCTCTTTATTGTCATCGCCATAACCAAAGATATGTTTTGCCGCAACTTCAGGAATCTCCACCACTTTTCTTGGCTCAAAATGGTACACCGTACCATCCAGACCGTCAGAAAATGGCTCAGAACTGTTGTTGCAAACAAAAATCGTGGTCATAGCGAGACAATATCTCCATACAGGGCAACATCGCAAGTAACTGCGGCGTTGACCGAACAATTAACGTAAAGCACTCGGGCAGTTTGAACGTCAGTGTTTGCAGCAGAAGCCAATGTCAAGTCATCAAACTTAGTCGTGCCAGTTGCGGCACTCAAGGCTTGATCGGCTGCAATGGCAGTGCCTCCACCGCTTACAGCGGTGAAGACACCCACATTGGCACCACTTGCATTACCACTGAAGTTAGACAGAACTATCCGACGCACAATGTATTTAGTTGCCGCTTGCGCAACCAAAGTCGTGACATCACCAGTAGCAGCTAGGCTTACGCCTGTTTGCTCTGCTAAACGGTAATTGCCAAACGAATCTGGATACGACCGGCCTACTGCATTTGCGTCCATAGCTCCCCCTTATGCGTAGGTTTCGCCAGCAGCTTGACCACCGTTGATGTCCAGCAGTGTCACAGTCGCATTGCCAGAAGAATTCTTGGCATAAATGTTGACACCATCGGAGATCACAACACCACCAGTGTTAGATGCCATAACAACAGCATTAGCACTGCCGTTATAGGCCAACACGGTGACGTTAGCGGACGGGAACATGACATAGATACCTGCCGGAATGACAGTACCGTTGCCAGAATCCACTGCGGTAACAGTAACGGTCTGGAAGTAAGCGCCCGGAGTGTTGCTTCGAGCGCCAGCCAGAATAATTTTATTAGGTGCAAGAGACATGATTTCCTCCTTACAGGCTCAAAGAGTTGTAGCCCGTAATCTTCGTCATGGCTTTCGGCTTGGTGTTTACCAATTCTGCAATCATCAGAACTGCACCAACGTAGCCAATCTGGAAGTTCGGAAGTGTGGACTCGAAGCCAGTGAAGGCGAACGATGCCTGCTCATGAATGTAGAGCGAGAGATAGTTCGTGTTCAGCAGATACAGAGTACCTTCCGGGCAATACGGGTCTGGATAGATTGGCACACCAGCAACCATCAGGGCGCGGAAAGCAGCCTGTGGGCCATTGGCATCACCATCAAAGCCGGAGCCGGGAGTGATCATGTAGTTTTCTTGGCCTACATAATCCTGTGCCAGCAACGTCCAAGTACCGAAGCCGCAAACGCCGAAGGTCGGAACCTCTGCGCCATTTTTCACGGTGCCGGAAATGTATTGCAGTACGTTTTGACGGGTCGGGTTGACCGAGCCAGCAGCGTATTGCTTCGACTTCCACCATGTGTCCGTAGTACGGTTGATGTTACCGTAGGTTGCGGTGCCAGTACCATCATCTACTGCCGCAGGCAGACCGATGAATTGCTGGTTATTCGTGGTGTTGTTGTACAGCGCGGTTGCCATCGAATCCATCATCACGTTGGTCGCGTCGTTCATACGCGCTTCGATCAGAGGAATGATTGCGTAGTCTTGCTGTACGGCACCTTCCATACCGAGGAACGGTACAGGAGAAACCAGTAGTTTCAGGTTAAATTCAGCTTGGTAAGCACCTTGCTGAACGGAAGGCTGCGCGAACGAACCTGAATAGTCCGACCACTGAGCATTCACGAATTGGGAACCCTGAACTGGAACCGATACAGACGACACACCGCCGGAGGCAGTCTGCGAGTTTGCAATCAGTGCCGCCATCAGGGGCGTTGAGTTGTAGATTTGCACGACCAACTTCGGGATAAATGCCCGAC